CAGGGCTCTCTGCGGGGCTCTCCGTGAGGCACTCCGTGAGGCACTCCGCGAGGCACTCCGTGAGGCACTCCGTGAGGCACTCCGTGAGGCACTCCGTGAGGCACTCCGTGAGGCACTCCGTGAGGCACTCCGTGAGGCACTCCGCGATACTCTAACAATCGCTCACTAATATAATCATCAAAGGATCCATGTCTTTTTGGTAAGATATGGTCTGACTTGTCTTTAGTATCATTTTTTGTAATATCTGTCAAGCTAATCTTTGTTCTGATGATAGGATGAGATTGTTTCAATGTTAAAGCACCAAGAGTTGAAATTTTCTTTTTAGAATCTAAAGTAACTGACTCATCTGTCTTGATGAGTGAGCTCATCTTGATTTGTGTTCCGACAAGTTATATATTCTAAATTCTTATAAAAGAATATAAATATATATTTCAATTTTTTTAATTTTTATAACATTTATTAGTTTCAACTAATGTTGTCTTATCAATTAATTTAACATATACACCTTCAATTGGACTACAATCTCTTGTTATACTTAGATTACCCAATGAATCTCCTATACATCTTAAATGAGATGACATACTATAAGCATTTAAACGTATGTGGGTATTATTACATTCTAATAAACTAAAAGAACGATTTTCTTTCCACATACATACATTCATATATACATGACTTTTAAAGATAGCTCTATTACAGTCACTATCAGAATATATTCCAAAATATGAACCTGTTGATTTTAATATCAATGTTGATAAAAGTGTGATTATTAATCCGAACATTTTTATTAATTATAATGTATTCTTTATGTTAATTATATATATTCAAATTAATAATTTATAGATAACAATTATTTTCTATAAAAAAATTTGATACTGAAATCCTCTCAATTATCTTAAAATATAGTTCATGTAATTCTATACAATTTTTTGTTATTAATAAATTACCAAGTGATTCAGCGGTTGTTATATTATTAACATCTAATATAATATTATCAGAATGACATTCTTTTAAATTAAAAAAATATTCATCCTTATGCGTACAAGCATTAATATAAACATCACTCTTTAATAAAGCATGATTACAATTACTGTCTGAATATACTCCAAATTTTGTTGCTACTACACAATTTATAAATAATATAATTGCTATTAACATCATTATTAATAATTATTATATTATAAAAGCTTTATATAATATAATTTAATTAAACTCTTCTATACACTACTAAATACGCATAACAATGTATATCTAGATATGAATTTGATGGAGTTGGCGTGTAAGTAGAATCATTATATAATCCGGCTATACTAAAACTTCCATCTCCACGATATAATTGATACACATAATGACCTCCTAAACCATGTTCTGAATCATATATACATACACCAAATAAATTAAACTTAATTGTATCTATAGTAATTGAGCCGTCTATCATTGTAGATTCTCTTTGTCTCCTAATATTTCCATCTTCAAAAACAAAATTTTTAGTTTGTATAAATAAGTATCTTGTATGAGGTAATATTTGATATTTATATATTTCATTATAATCTCTTCTATCATTTTTACTTATACAAAGATCCCATTCTTTAGTTTGATTTATTTGTCTTTCATTATGTATATTAAAAAATTCTTGAATAGAATTAGCTGATTTACCATTTATATCTGTAATTATTATAGTTGGACTTATATTGTCTTGATATCCAGTGTAACCATTATCATCACATATTTTTGTTTCATTCAAATTTGTTGTTAAGATTTTATATAATCCAGATAATATAGGATTATCATAATTAAATAACTCTATTAGACTCATTATATGAGTTACATCATCTTGTATGCCGTATGTAGCGCCAAATGTGCTAAAATAATTATATAATACTTCAGATAGATCTGAACTATTATACTTTATATCTGTTAAAACTATGTGTTTTACTGCTGAAGCCGTTTTTTGTAATTCAATAGATTTATTTAATAATGCTTTCAATGCTAAAATTAATTTAATTGATTTATTATTATCTATTAATTTTGATAAATTTATTTTAATTTCAATAATTTTATCATTTGTTTCATCTATATATGGTAAATTTTGTAGTCCAGATAAATATGAATTTAATCTATTTATCTCATCTATATCTATACCAGAACTTGTCAAAGTTATTTTATTTAGACCGTCACGCATTTCAGGAATGGATAATAACATTTGTAATCCAGTATTCATCCAACATTGAGCAGAAGTTGGATTAGTAATACCTACACGACATACTCCTTCGATTCCTAGTTTTAGTTGATTATTTTGTAGTTTAGGTGGAATAATTGGAATAACTGGTACTATTACTGGATTATATTTTATATAAGGGGTTTCGTCAAACGGTTCGATTTCAGATGATTTTATTCTTAAATTTAAATATTCGGTAAATAAAGAAAGCAGTTTTAGTGTAGGATCTTGACTTTTAATTAATAAATATTTATCCATTAATTGTTTCTGAGTTATTAATTTCGTATTTGGTAATAGATTATACCACGCTTCAAACATATTAATATTATTTTCAATAGAATTCATATATATTTTTTTATTACCTATTTCACGTATATTATTATTTAGTATAATATCATATGCCTGCGTTATTTTTAATAATTTAAGTATTTCTCTTTTAAATATTATATTAAATATTTGACTCATATTATATAAATATAAATTATAATTTATTAATTAAATAAGTATATATATCGTCTAATGTTCTCCGAGCAATAGTTTTGTTTACCTCATTAATATTTTTTTCAATTATATCTAAATGTTTATCAAATATTTTTATAATATTTTTTGTCATTTGAAATATATTATTTTCAATTGATTCATAATTAATATATGTATTTGGCACATTGAATAAACTTATAATTTCTTTATCTTTAGCATTAATAAGAGCTTTGTATATTTTTGAATACAAATCATCACTTATTCCAATAAATCCAGTTGCTATTATTCTTAATGATAATCTACCAATCTTAGATGAATATGTATATATATATACTTTTTCAAAAATAGTATTTAATAATAATAGAAAATCATTTACATATATAAAGTTTTCTTCAATTAATATCTTAAAAGATCCTTCAATTTTTAATATATCTTTTAATAATAAAATTTGTACCAATATAATATTATACATCTTTTCTAAATTTGTTCTATTTAATGACCTTTTACCAACCGTATTTCGAGCATCAATATATTCAACCATTACATTATTATATTTTATTCTATTAATAACTTGATCTAATGTTTCTATATTATCGTAATAATCTAATAAACTAATTGTATGTATAATACCTTGAAAATTAAAAAATAAATTATATCTTGTTTGATATCTTTCTAACGCTTCATTATTTTTATCATCTCCCCATAAGACAATGTATATATTTGAATTATTTTTATGGTTTAATCCAATTTTAATATCATTTATTAAATATAATAAAGAATAATCATTAAAACTTACCAATAAATTTAATTTATTTAATTTCAAATATATAGATTTATCTTTAATTTCATCATTTATATATTTAATTGATTTGTATTTATATAAAAAATTAATGTCTTTCATCAAACTAAATGTATCTTTATTAAGATGTCTAATTTTTATATCATTAAAATCAATATAAATAGGATTTATATCTGGCATTTTTTCTTTTAATTTAAAAAATAAACTGTATTCTTTAATATCTGTTGCTATCCAATATTCATTTAATTTATTTATCAAATAATTAATTACATTTGTTTCTATTTTTGTCATTTTTGTCATTTTCAATTCTACTTTTTGTATAAATACCTGATAACCAATATATAATATATTTATATGATCTTTATTTATATTTAATAATGTATCTATTAATATTTTAGGAGCAACTTTATTTGATTTATTTAATAAATAATCATCAATTATCATAATACCATCATACTTTAATAAATTAAATGATAGTATTAAAATATATAATATATCCACATTTATATAATTTGTATTAATATGTATAATATTAAATGAATTTGATTCCAATGATAAATTAGATAGAGCTTTATTATAATCTTCTTTTATAAATGTTATTTGAGATTTAATATTTAATTCAGCTTTTCTTTTATTTGCCTCTTTTTCTATTATATCAAAATTAATTTCTTGATTTTCTTCAGATTGTTTCCACATATCTATTCCATAATATTTAGCATCTTTATTTGATTTTAAAAATACTTTAGCAAATTCTTCCATTACATTACCTTTATATATACCAATATCCAATATTTTAACAGGTTTTCCTATCATAGGAGATAAATTATTTTCCCACTCTTTTAAAGCAAACATATATTAATTTATATAATATATTTTTGATTATTTTTGATAATTAATAATTCAAATTTATAAATAAATCCAAATTAATATTTTTTTCTTAATATAGTCATAATTTTCTGTTCAATCTCAATTGTTCTCTCATCTTTAACTAAACTGACTCGGTCATACTTCATCAATGACATGACGTTTTGAGGAAGTTCTAATTCAAAATCCTCAAGGATATGCCACAATATACTCAAAAAATCAGGCGTTTCTTTTTTTTCATCTACTGTTTGTAGTGACTGAAAGTAATCAAACGATCTAACAGCAAACTCAAAGAAGTTAGGATTATAAGCTTTGTTGTAATTTTTTAAATACCAATGTGTCTGAATACCGATTCGTGTTCGGTAAATGTTTCTCTTGCCAATATCTGAATGATACAAATGATAATTCAAATTAGTTTTATTACGCAAATCTACCAAAGTGTTAGCAATTTCTCTTTCTGTCTCTGATAAGGACATTGTTGTTTGCTCGTCAAGGATTGTTATAGATGTAATTATGGAAAGGATTATTATTATTATTTCAATTTTTTATTTTATATTCTTATTATATGCCTCTAATATATTGTATTAATACAGAAGCTTTTATTATAAATTAGTAACTAATGTGTTAGCTTAAAATACAGTTAAATACTAAATTTTGTTAAATTTAATTCATTTAAGACAACAGATATTCAAAAAAAAACTAATAAATTAGTTTTTTTTTGAATCCCGAAAATCTACCAAGGCGCTTACAAACCAGCCCTGTAACACCGCTGGTCATCATGCTCGCAAGGGCCAGGGCCAAAGCAAACCTCGGGTAAATTGCGCTGATACTCGCGGCGCTCCTCTTCAGGGTCTATACCAAACCTCTCAATCGTCCGCACATTTGCTAGGTATAATAGGGCCCTGGAGGAAAGGTACCCTTGCCGGAGGTTTGCTGCGACTGCCTTTGGAAAGCTTGTGCGCCACAAGCGCAGTCCCTTCTCCATGTGACTCTCACCATTGTACCACTCCATCCACGTAGTCTTAACAGGCTTAATGCGAGAAATGGTGTCCTTCCACTTCTGCGCCGCCACAGCCTCGCGCAGCTCCCAGCACACAGCGCGCACTGACCGAGCTTCAGATGTTGTGATGAAAGAAAGGATAAGTGAGCCTGCTGACGAAATGATAGTAGTGCATGCCTTAGCACGAGGCGCTGCCAGCACCGGAGAGCTTGACATGGTTGGCATTTTTACTTACGGTTAAAAGAGAGTCATTACAGAGATTTATTTCAATTTTTTCTTTACATAAATTTTATATACTCTAATTATAAGAATGAATAATTCTACAATTGTATATCTAAGAAAAGAAGAAAATATTAATGAATATCGTACTCCTTTAACTCCTAAAGATATCAATATTTTATTAAAATCTAGATTTATTGTATATGTTCAATCATCAAAATATCGAATATATACAGATGAAGAATATAAAGAAAATGGCGCAATTATTACTAATTTAGAATGGCATGATAAATTATTTAATGATGCTCTTATTACAGGTATAAAAGAAATAAAAGATTTAAATATGTTAAATAATCATACACATATCTATTTTTCGCATTCTTATAAGAATCAAACAGGAGCTGATATATTGTTAAAAGCCTTTAGTGATTCTTTAAGCATTTTATATGATTTTGAATTTTTTTTAGATGAAAATAAAAAAAGAATAATAGCTTTTGGATTTTATGCTGGAATTGTTGGATGTGTTTTAGGATTACTACAATTTTTTAATAAAATAAATAATTTACCTAATATTAATAATTTAAAACCATGGAGCTCTTTTCAAGAAATGACTAATCAAATTAATCTCCTAAAAAATATTTATAATTTTAGTAGCTTAAAAATTGGTATAATTGGGCACAATGGTAGATGTGGAACTGGAGTTAAAAATATTTTAAATAAACTAGGTATAAAATATACAACTATTGATAGAAATTTAAATGATTCTGATATATTAAATCTTAAAGATTTTGATATACTATATAATTGCATAGTATTAGATGAAAATTATAATTTAGTATGGTTTGATAAAGATACAGTTTTTAATAAAAATATTGTAATAATTGATATTAGTTGTGATTATAATAAAGTTAATAATCCATTAAAATTATATTCAAAATTAACATCATGGAATGAACCGATTTATAAATATAATGAATATGTTGATATAATTGCTGTTCATAATTTACCATCATTATTACCAAAAGAAAGTTCAGATGAATTCTCGAATATTTTTAAAAATTTATTATTAGATTATAAAAATGATTCAAAAAAATATTGGAAAAATAATTTGTCTATATTTTTTAATAAAATATAAAAAAAATGAAATTTTTTACTCTTATAAACATTTGTTTGTCTAATAAAACTAAATGAAATGATAATTAATCATTTATTATGCTTGGTTTTTGCTATGATAGCAATATACTTTAATGATATAACATATGTTAATAATACTATCTATTATAATAATTATAGTGCCAATTATAATAATACTTTTATTTTTAAACCAATAATAGTTACAAATTTACGATCAGAAAATCAATATAATATAAATATTAATAAAATTTGTCCTGGCGAATTAATTAAT